CAAAAAATTAATTACCACGGTAATGCAGCCAGACGGCTTTCGTCTTTGGGGAAACAGAACGACTTCTGCCGATTCTAAGTGGGCTTTTCTTTCAGTCCGAAGAACGGCGGATATGATTAACGACAGTCTTCTTAAAGCCCATCTATGGGCTATCGACAGAAATATAACAAAGACGTATGTCAGCGACGTCTGCGACGGCGTTAGTAATTACTTGCGCTATCTGAAAAATATAGGAGCAATTATTAACGGAAGCTGCTGGGCCGATTCGAGCATTAACACTCCGGATCAAATTTCACAAGGAAAAATCGTTTTTGATTTTGACTTCACGCCCCCATATCCGGCGGAACATATCACATTTCGGAGCCGTTTAACGGATGAATATCTTACGGAAATCTTTGAATAAAGAGAGGTAATACATGGTGAAAATTTTAAAAAATTTCAACTTATTTGTTGACGGTCGAGGTTATGCCGGGCGAGCCGAGGAAGTTTCGCCGCCTAAACTAAGCATTAAAACCGAGGAATTGAGAGCTGGGGGCATGGATGCCCCCATTTCTATTGATATGGGAATGGAAAAACTGGAAGCCAGTTTCTCCTTAGTAGAGTATGACCCGGAAATTTTAAAACAATTCGGTGTCGTTAGTGGCAACGCCGTACAATTAACTCTACGAGGTGCTCTTACCGACGATGAAACAACTTCCCCCATGATTATCAAACTCCAAGGAATGTTTACAGAGGTTGACATGGGAAAATTTAAAGCAGGAGATAAGGCGACCATGCAATGCACCGTTGCGTGCCGCTATTATAGTTTGGAAATCGACGGCCAGAAAGTCGTTGAAATAGATGTTGATAACATGACGCGGATTATAGATGGCACGGATACCCTTGCCGAAATTCGTTCTGCGCTGGGCTTATAAGGAAAAAGAGCATGGAAAAAATTACATTACAATATCCCGTTACCGTAGGGCAACTTGAATATAAGGAACTGGAAATGCGTCGTTCCAAAGTAAAGGATCGTTTAGCTGTTTCCAACATGAAAAACGCTTCCGATGAAGATAAGGAAATCCGGCTTTTCGCTAATTTATGCGAAGTTACACCGGAAGTAATTACGGAACTCGACGAGGCTGATTACGGGAAAGTGCAAAAAACATATTTAAGTTTTTTCGCCTCGGAGGAGAAATCCGAAGAGAAATCATAATCCTGTCAACAATAACCCATTGGCCGCTATCCGAAATTCTAGATATGGAGGAGGAAGAATTTTACCTCTGGCATAAACAAGCGGTGGAAATCCATAACGAACAAAACAAAGAGGCTTAATCATGACCGTACAATCTGCCGTGTCAATAATTATCGGTGCTGAAATCGGAAGCTCTTACAGGAGTGTTCTGGGAACGGCTCAAAAACAGATTAACACGTTAGGGGCGGCCATAAAAGGGTTAAATTCTGCAAGTTCTCAAATTAACTCTTTTCAAAAGTTACAGAAAGAAACACTAAAAGTCGGCCAAGAATGGAGAAATGCAGAGAACGAAGCTAAAAGATTAAGTCAGGAAATCTCCCAAACAGATAAACCAAGCAAAGACCTGCTGGCGAACTTCAAAAAAATACAAAAAGAAGCCAAATTGGCCCGTCAGGCCTTTTTGAATAATAAAAAAGCACTGGCAGATATGAGCGAGGCTATGCAAACGGCGGGGATAAATACCAATAATTTATCTCAAGAGCAAACACGGCTTGGTCGGGCAATATCCATTCTTGAAAACAGACATAGGAGTTTAGCCAATATTCAGGCGGCAAAAGCCCAAAATATGGCTAATCGGGCGGCTTACCGTTCTCAAATAATGGATGTTACTGCTCTGGGCTTTACCTTATTTGGAATCTTAAAACCCGCCATTGCATTTGAAAGCGCTATGGCAGACGTCAAAAAGGTTGTTGACTTCGATTCTCCTCAACAATTTAAGCAAATGGGAAAGGATATAAAAGAACTTTCAGAAAAAATCCCGCTATCCCTTGAGGGATTGGCTTCCATTGTTGCCGCGGGCGGACAGCTAGGCATTCCCAAACAACATCTGACACAATTTGCAGAAACCGCAGCAAAGATGTCCGTGGCAATGGATATAACGGCCGACGAAGCTGGCCGCGCTATGGCAAAAATGTCAAATGTTCTCTCAATGCCGATTGAAGATATGGGAAAGGTCGGTGATGTTATCAACTATCTTTCTAATAATATAGCGGCAACCGGCGCGGAAATTGTTGAGGTAAACTTGCGGGCCGGAGCAATGGGAAAATCCTTTGGCTTGTCATATAATGAAGTTTCAGCTCTTGCCGGTACATTTATCGCCTTGGGTAAAAGCCCGGAAATTGCCGGAACGGCAATCAATATGATGACGTCTCGCCTGAAGCTTTTGCCGATACAAACCGGAGCAGTTCGCAAATCCTTTAATCAGCTCGGAATTTCAATGAAAAGTTACAGAAAGCTGATAGAACAAGGCAAAGGACAAGAAGCGTTATTAACGGTTTTAGAGGCCCTGAAAAAAGTTCAGGGTATAAAGCGGGCCGAGATTATGAAAAATATTTTCGGCGAAGAAGCTCAACGCCATGTAAATGGCCTTGTTGAGAGCCTTGATAGCTATAAAAAGAATATTGCGCTGGTAAGTGATGAAACAAACTATGCAGGATCCATGCAAAAAGAATTTGCCGCCCGAAGTGCAACAACGGAAAATAATATCCAATTATTGAAAAACCGCATAAATGTTCTTGCCGTTAATTTTGGCACAGTTCTTCTTCCTGCGGTTAATAATGTTGTTGCAGTTTTTTCAAAAGTAACGGGAGCCGTGGCAACTTTTACTGAAAAACACCCGGTCTTGGCAAAAAATATCGGTTTAGCCATTACCGGGTTAATATCCTTAAAGCTGGCCGCTTTTGGTATAGGATATGGCTTTACTTTCCTAAACGGCGGTTTGTTAACCGTTATGGGGATATTTTCACGGGCCAGAACAATTTTTTCCCTGACCCGTTTAGGGTTGTTTACGCTGATTCCCGCGATTAAAGCCGTCGGAATGGCCTTTTTAAGCAATCCGATAGGCTTGGTAATTGCAGGATTGGCATTTGCCGTTATAAAATACTGGGATCCTATTTCAAAAGGATTTAGCAAAATAGCCGCAAAATTCAGTATTTTAAAAGATATGGCAGCCGTAGCCTGGCAAAAAATCAGTGAATTTGCCCAAAAAGTAAAAAATGCTTTTAAAGAAAGCTGGCTGGGTAAAGCATGGAACTATGTTTTCGGTGGAGATGAAGAAGACGCCAAAAAACGTAACGATAAAAAAACGGTATTCAAAAAAAATACGATTTTATACGAAATGGCAGCTCGGCAAGAAACGGCAGAACAAAATATCCCGCATAATTCACTCGGTGAAACGGTTAAAGATATGAGTAATATCCCGTCTGGAGAAAACCAGAATGCGGTAGAGATTGTTCCGGCCAAAATTTCTCCGAACCATGCGAATAATGTCAATATCAGCGCACCAATAACAGTTTATGCCAGTCCCGGTATAAGTGCCGAAGACGTAGCTAAACAAATTAACTTAAAGTTAAACGAACGCGAGCGGGAAGCAGCACGACGTCAAAGAGGAGCAAATTATGATTGATTCATTCGGTGATTTAACCAAAAAAATTGGTGGAAAACTAAACCTTAACTCAATTCTTGGGGTTAATATGATGATGATCCTCGGCACATATCGTTTTTGCATTTCCAATGCCGCGTACCAGAGTTTAGCAAGGACCACCGAATATAAATGGGAGGAACTTCGCCGCTTGGGAAGTGAACCGGCATTACAGTTCACAGGAACGGGAACCGAAACAATAACATTAGAGGGTGTTATCTATCCTCAGTTTAAAGGAGGGCTACGGCAAATAACCCTCATGCGAACTCAAGCGGGACTGGGTATTCCTCTAATGTTAATCTCGGGTAATGGTTCGGCATTTGGGCGGTGGTGTATTACTGCCGTGGCAGAAACTCAAACATATTTTTTACCGGACGGGACGCCAAGAAAAATAGCTTTTTCTCTGACTTTAAAAAAATACGGAGAAGAAAAACAAACCGGTCTTAAGGGAATAGTTCAAAAAGTATTGGGGGCATTATGATTTATATCACAAAAGATGGAGAAACTTTAGATTATATATGCTGGATAATCTACGGAACAACTAAAGGAAATGTTGAAAAAGTTTTGGAAAACAATCCCCACCTTGCTAATCAGCCAGTAGTTTTTCCCGCCGGAATAAAAATAGAACTACCTCAAACCGAAGAAAATACAAATCAGCAAAAAATTAAGATGTGGCAATAATGAAACCTGTATTTAAGTTAAAAGCCAATAATAACGATATAACCAATTTTCTTGAAAATCGCCTGCTTTCGCTCTCTATTTCCGATGAATACGGCTTAATTTCAGATAGTATAACGATTGAAATAGACGATCATGACGAATCTTTTGCCCTCCCGGACAGAGGAGCCGAAATAGAGGCCTTTCTGGGATACTCTGACACCGGGCTTTATTCCATGGGGAAATTTATTGCCGATGAAGTTGAAATCTCCGGTCCGTCAAATGTTTTAACAGTAACCGGTCGGGCGGCAAACTCTCTTTTCAAGAATGATATGGGAAAATTTATGGCCCCCCGAACTTTTAGCTGGGAAGAAACAACCCCTGCGAATATAATTTCCACCATAGCGCAACGTTATGGACTGAAACCCAGTATAAGTAAAGAATTAAAAACGATTTACATCGATCATCTCGACCAAACAGATGAAAGCGATTGCGCTCTGTTGCAAAGGCTATCCAAAGACTATGGTTCAGTTGTAAAAATTGCCGGCGGCGTTTTGCTTTTCTTTGAACCAGCTCGGGGGAAAAGACCGGACGGAACGTCTTTGCCTAAAATTTCGGTAGATATAATGGAGCTTAGTAATTATCGGTTAAGGGTAAGTGATCGAAACAAATACAATGCGGTCAAGGCCAAATATTATGATTTTGACGAAGCCGAGGAAAAGACCGTAACGGTCGGACAAGGAGAACCGATATTTTCCCTAAGAGAAACGTTTACCAACAGGACGCAAGCCCAACGGCGGGCCAAAGGAAAACTGGAGGAGATAAAACGAGGGCAAAGGATCTTGACCGCTGAAATGGTAGGAAACCCGCTAATATCGGCAGAAAGCCTTATCGAAATAACCAAAATCCGGGAAGAATTATCCGGGACATGGGTTATTAAACGTGCAAATCATAATTTAGATTCGTCCGGTTATAAAACAAGTATAGAGGCCACCCGCCCAATAGATAATTAAGGAGATTACAAAATGGATAGTTTATTAGAAAGCCAGCTTGCCGAGGGTATTAGCTGGGGATTTACCGCACTTATAAGCGGATTGGCCTTTGTCCTTTGGCAAAAATTCAAACGGTTGCAAGATGACGTCGAAAAAAATAAAGAGGAAATTGCAAATTTTAAAACTCATGTAGCCGAAAATTACTCCCAAAAGAAAGATATTTACGATATGGAAGCCCGCATAAATGAACAGTTGAGCCATTTAGGACATCGGCTGGATAAGGGTTTTAACATGATTTATGAACAACTATTAAAGGATAAATGAAATGCCAAGCTTCTCTCAAACATCACAGCAGCGTCTTAATACCTGCCACGAAAAATTACAGCGGATATTTAATGAGGTTATAAAAAATTATGACTGTACAATCTTGGTTGGCTATAGAACACCGGCAGAGCAGGAAAAATGCTATAAAACGGGAAAAAGCAAACTAAAATACGGTCATCACAATAATTTCCCCGCAACCGCCGTCGATGTGTCCCCTTGGCCGCTTCCCAGAGAATGGGGCGCAAAAGACTGGAAAGAACGGGCGAAATTTTATTATTTTGCGGGCTTTGTTAAAGCCACGGCGCAAAGTATGAATATAAAATTGCGCTGGGGCGGGGATTGGAACGATAATAAAGATTTTAGCGGCCAAACCTTTGACGATTTAGTCCATTTTGAACTTGTATAAAATTAAGGAGAAACTTCCTTAATAAAGCCGCAAAAGCGGTTTTTTTTATTATAAAGGAGAAAAATATGAGTAAAATTATTGAAATTCTAAAATTGAACCAGTCTTCAACATGGCGAGGGTTAATCAGTATTCTTGCCGGTTTTGGGGTAGCAATTAGTCCAGCACTAATGGAACAAATTGTTGCCTTATGTGTTGCGGCCATCGGTGTTGTCGAGGTCGTAAGAAATGAAAAAGACGAGAAAAAAGAAAACAAATAATTAAAGGCACCGCTCTTATTTATATAGAGCGGTGCCTTTTTTTTGTGTTTTAAATCAACAAATTTATTCCGTTTTTATTCTTTCTATATGTAAAAACCCCATATGGTCGGTGGGGTTTTTACATCATACACTTATGATTTTATTTCCTTATTTTGTTGTTTCCAATTCATCTTCACTTTCATAACCGTTTATATCTTCATGAATCTGTGGTTTGTCCGCAAATTTGAAATTATCATCAACCGCATTTTTTACGGAATGAAATACGGCTTCCCGTTGGTTGATATTAAATTTCTTATTGCCATTTAAGGCTTCTGAAAAATCATGGAAATCTATTCCAGTATTTTTACATAAATCTTCCGCGGAAATATCTAAGACCGCCATAAGTTTTTTTATTTTACTGGAAGTAATAAAGTTTTTTTGATTTTGATTAAGTACATACATATTTTTATCTCCGAAATTAGTGAAAGGTAGGAAGTTTTATGTTTGCCACTCGGTAAACATCTTCAATACTGAATTTATCAATATCATCGGGATAAAAACTAAAAGGCGGAGCATTTTCCACCGTGGTAAATGCAGCTTCCTCCAATTCGAGCTGCGATAGTCCATAGTCGTCGATAGTCCTATTGTTATTATTCATAATAGACTCCTTAACTAAGGGTTATATACACTTTTTCAAAAGACCCTTTTCCCTCCACCTAAAAATTAGGTGGAGGAATCCAAAAGTTACCGTTCATAACGCGGCAAGTGCATATTTAGCGAAGTCTATTGCTAGACCATAGCCTATTATATTCTGCACACTCCCCCGTAGGTTAATGAGCAGAAATTTTAGACTTATAAGTTTTCTGCAACTTACTTATGAAAGAACTTTTGGTTTCTCGCTGTCTTTTGAATAATAAACGAT